CGAGGCGCTTGAAGGTGCCTGCTCCGTCTTCAAAGATATTGACAAACGTGTCGTGTGCGGTGCGATCGATGCTCACCCAGGTGTCGGTGATTTCTTGCTGGGCTGCGACGTACTGCTCCTTGACGCCTTGATCTGACAGCAGGCCGTTGCGCTCTTTCAGCAACCGAATTTCTTCTTCAAGCGCGGCCTGCTCGCGGGTGTTGGTGTAGCCAGTCTGCAGGCGCGCGAGCTGCTGCTCTTTCTCGGCGATGGTGGCGCGGTTCAGTTCGATGGTACGGGCGCGAATCTGCTGATTCGTCAGGCCCATGGTTGCTATCTGCTCGCGCAGGTCGGCATTGCTTTTTGCGATTCCGTCAACACGGGCGGCTTCTTCCTTGGCAACGGCCTGGAGCGCGCTGCGGTATGCGTCGATGGACGCATTGACCTGTTTTTGCGCCTCGGCTTGGGCCTTGGTTTCTGCGGCAATGACGGGCTGCTTCTTCAGCAATTCAGCCTGCGCTTTCGTCAAGCCTTCAACGTCAAGCTTGCCGCGCTTGAACATGTCATTGAGCTTGTCCCACTCTTTGTAGAAGTCGGGGCTCAGGCCGGCCATCTTGGCGAGCGCGGCCATGTCTTCGGCCAGCAGCTTTGCGGCGGCCCGCTGCGCCTTCATGGCTTCGGTGTTTTTCTCCGCGAACTTTTCGCGGATGCTGGCGATGCGCTGCTCCAATTCGGCCGCCCCAATGCCAGCCGCCGCCGCTTCATTTGTTGCTTTGGCAATTTCGCGCTCCATGCGCGCGCGCTTGCTCAGATACTGCTCGCCGGCCCTGTCGAACTCGATTCGCGCGGCCAGTTGTTTGTTGCGCTCCGATTCGGCCTCGGCACCGCGGCGCAGCATGCGCTCTTGCTCTGCCAGCAAGTCAATCTGCTTGCGCAGCCCTTCATTGCCCTTTTCCCATGCCGCCCTGATGCTGGGCATGTCGTTGATGGGGCCGCGCTGCATGCGCTGATCGAGCGTCTCGCGCAGGCTGGCGAGCTGGCTTGCGCCGGTTTCGGCGCGCCCAACATTTAGCATGGCGTCCCACGCCTTTTTTGCAGCGGAGGTGATGCCGCGCCATGCGCCCTCGATATAGCCGAGGTTTTGCTCAATCGTCTTGCTGCGCGACTCCATGGCCGTGTTGAGCGCGTCCATGGCCACCTTGGACGCATCGGCAGAGCGGCCCTGTTCATCGAGGGCTTTGATTTGCTTGTAGACGCTGTCAGTCAGGAAGTTCGTGCCCTCGTTGAGTTTGAGCACGGACGACAGAGGGTCTTTCTGCAAGCTGGCGAATTGCTCGGCGGTCTTGGCGACAGATTGGCCGGTGGCCTTCTCCCACTCGATCGCCGTTTGCGCGTACTTTTCCAGCATCGCGCCGCCGCGCACGCCCTCGGCCACGAACGCCGCCAGCGTTTCGGCGGCCTTTGATTGGGTACCGGCAACGGATGAAATGGCGCGGGCGTATTGCCCGAGCTGTCCAGCGGTCACGCCGCTGATGTTGCCGGTCGTGACGATGGATTTGACGAACGCATCCTGCTCTTTGCTGCCCTGGTTATAGGCAAGCGCAATTGCACCCACCGCAGCAGCCGCGAGGGTGAACGGGTTGATCAGGCCCAACACGTAGCCACCCAGCGCGCGCGCAGCAGCACCAACGCCGCCAAACATGTCCTTCAATTGACCGCCTTGCTGCATCAGCACGGTCAATGGGCGCTGCCCGCCTTGCAGAGCCGTCACGATGTCAGTGAACTGCGCCGGCACACCACGCAAAGCCGCCGCCGTGGCCTTGGCGGACATGCCCATGTTGTCCAGCGTGCCCGACGCCGCCTGGTGCGCGGCCTCTACCTTGCGCAGTTCGGCCAGGTAGGGCTGAAATTTGCTGGCGTCAAGGCCCTTGTCTGCAAGCTTGAATTCAAGTTTCTCGCTGGCCGTTTTGCCGAACTGCTGCAGCTCCAGCGTGGACTTGCGGATTGAGTCGCGCATCCGCGCCTCGGCACGGGTGAACTTCTGCGCGCCGGTTTCTGCTTTGTCGCCAATTCCATCTACAGCTTTTCCGGCTTGTCCGGCAGATTGGCCGACACCAGCGGCCATCGATTCGGCTTTGCTGCCGACGCGATCAAGCGCACTTTCGGCCTGGCTCGCATCGACAACAACTTCGCCTTGAATCTTCAAATCGGCCACTAGGTCAATCCTTCTTGTTCAGCTCACTCAGGGCGCCGTACTCGATCTCGCGCAACGCATCGAACAGTTCGCGCCAGTCCTGCGGGCTGTCTGCCTCGCGGTCGAGAAGCGGGTAGGCGGCCTCATAACGCAATCCGACATAACCACCGAAGCCGACGTTCCACTGCGTGGTGAGTTGCGCGAACAGCCCAAACGCGCGCGCGTTTTCGGGCCAGATTTCAAACAGCGCATTGCCACCGTCGCGGACGATGGCGGCGATGAATGCGTTGGCTTTGTCCTTGTCGCTGGCGCCGCGCTGATAAAACGCTGCGCCAGCGCCAATTAGTTTCCCGAGCGGCCCTCGGTGATCGCCAGCCGGTAGGCGTCAATCAGCGCCAGCGCAGCGCCGGGGTATTCGTTGCACATCTGCTGTACGGCGTCCTTGCTGAATTCGACGTCCAGATTCCAGTCTTCCATGACCTTCATCAGATACTCGGCATTGGTATCCACCGTCTTTTCGAGCGCCTCCTTCAGCGACAGCTTCACGTCTTCGTCGCCCTGGCCCTTTGCGGCCACGCCAGCCCCTTCGAGCAGCTCGTCAACGAACGCCCCGAACTCGGTACGAGTGCGGTAGACAAACGTTGCCTCTACGGCGCCCTTGCCGCCTTCGGGCAGGTCAAAGCTGACGGCTCGCTTGAAGTTTTTCGGGCGCTTGCCCAGCACGATCTTTGCCATTTCTTGTTTCCTTTCGCGGGGGGTTAAAAACGCCCGTGCCCGACACCGCCGCTCCCCGCGAAGGAAGCGAACGGCGCCGGGCCGGTGCGCGGGATGACGCTTTAGGCGTCGTAGGACATTGTGCGGCCCAAAAATGTCATCGCAGCATCGACTGTGTTCACGGAGTTGTTGTTGAGCTTCGGGAACTCGCTCACGCTCATGTAGCCGTAGCCGTACTGAACGGAACCACCAGACAGAACCTGCTTGAATGCCACTTTGGACAGTGAACGAGAAATGCCAACCATGCTTTTGTAGGAGGCATTTGTTGCATCGAAGCCCAGAGACAACGTGATGCTGGTGGCGTTGAAGCCGGTCGGGATGCGGATGCCGTTGCGCTTAGCAAGCGGATTGACGTCGGTGAATCGCGCATCACCACCGCTGGCGCTGATCGTCAGCACTTGCGGGATGGCCGTCCATGCGGACAGTTTTTGCGCCGAGCCGCCGCCGGAGCCGGTGGGGAAAAACGACGTGTTGGTCGTATCGAGGCCAAGAATCTTGAAGCTGTTGGCGTCAACAGCCTCGATCTTGTAAACCGAATCGGTCGCGTCTTCCCAGCCGCTGGAAAGCATGATCTCGTCGCCAGTCGTGTAGCCGTGCCCGGTGCAGGTTGCAACGGCCGGATTGGCGTTGGTGATCGCGGTAACAGTTTTGGCCGAGGCCAGCGTGTTCGAGAACTGCTGGGAACTGCCTTCAGGCAAGCTGTATGCCATGGTGGTTTCCTTTCAAGGCCCGCAAGGGCACAAAAAAACCCGCTTCGATCAATCTCTGCGGGCGGTGGTGGGAGCCCTTTGCGGGCACAAAAAAACCGCCCGAAGGCGGTTCAGTTGCTCATTGCGCCCGATCTAGCGGGCGCTCCAAATTGAATAGCGCTGGATCGCGCCGTACAGTCCGGTGTCTTCCTCGTGAATGGATGCCGGCTCGCCCTCTGGCGTGGCGACGAATGCGGGTGATGCCGTGATCGCCGCTTCAATCGCTCGCGCCAGCGTGTTCGCTTCTTTGCGGGTGGCTGACCAGACGTTGATCTGCATCAGCGTGTTGCGCTTGTCGATGGGCGTGTTGTCAAGCGTGTAGCGTGACTCCCCGCCCAGGCTCTGCCATGTGACGTAAGGCGGCGCAATGTCCTGCGGCGCAATGTCCGGGAACGTCTGCGCGCATTGCGTTTTGAGCAGGGCAACAAGATCAACTTCCATTGCCAACCTCTTGCAAATACCGCTCTTTGATCGCCAGACGAACCTGCGTCCTTGTCTCTGTCACGGCCTTGCCGATGAATGAGCGCGCTGGTGATTTGCTGGTGCCAAATTCGACCATCGCGCCGTATGGGGCCTTGTCTGCATTCCAGCTGATGTGATAGGTGCTCACATCTTTATAGCTGTTGTCCTTGCTGAAAACCTGATAGATCGAGTCGCGCAAGTTGCCCGGTGCATAAGGCCCATAGACCTTGTGCGTGCCGTAAAACTTGTGCGGCTTCTTGGACACGGGCGCGTTCAGCCGCGCCGCGTCATAGATGATCTGTGCACCGGCCTGCGCCGCTGGCCGCGTTGCTTTTTGCAGCTCGTTCGTGGTCGCTTGCAATTGCTCTTTGAACTGCGCAACGTTCATGTTGATCCGCATTCCCATCACGCAACTTCCACACAGTCAAAGACCAGCCAGCGGCCGGCTTCGTCGGGGTTGCGGGGCAGGCCGACGATGCCGAAGGTGCGGGAGCCGTACACGATGCGCCACGATCCGATTGCTGCGGCCAGTGCCGTGCTGTGACGCACCGTGATGACGTGCGTCTGACCGCTTTGCATTTGCGATGCCGCAAGGCGCTCACTGCTGCCCATGGGGCGAATAGCGGCCCACACGGTAGCCACATCATCGAAGCTTCCGGGCACGGGCTGGCCGTAGTCATCAACGGCGTTTCCGGGCTTTTGCAGCGTGATGCGCTTGGTGAGGGTGCCGGCTTGCATCAGTACACCTTGAACCGGTCAAGCAGCGAATCAGCGAAGCGGTCAGACAGCGCGGCCACTGACACACCGGTCTGCACGCTCTCGCGATTCGCGTACAGCGTCCCGATGGTCAGCAGCAGCCATGCCTTGATGCCGTATGGCACGGCGTCTTGCTGGGCGGCTTCATTGCCTGCGCTGTAGCCTGCGGTGTAGTTGATCCACACCGAACCCGATCCACCGCGCACGGTGGGCCATGTTTGGCCTGGCACCAGACAAACCTTGTCGCCAGCCAGTTCATAGACCGATGTCGCCAGCGTCTGCGTGGCGCCGTCTGCGTCCTTGTATTGCACCGCCTGCACCGCCTGCACCTGGGGCCATGGCAAAGCAATTTCGTCGGCGAAGTCGTCAACCGTCAGCTTCCACGCCTGGGCCATGAGGCTGCGTCTGGTGATTTGCTGGCAGGTGTCCACGGCTGCGCCGATGAACGACGCAATCAGCGCATCCTCGTCCGTGCCGTCAACGCGCAGGTGCAGCTTTGCCTCTGTGAGCGTCAACGGCAGGTAGGCCGGTGGGGTGGTTTGGGTGACGATCATGGTGTCCTTGTGATCTGCAAAGCGCCCTCCGAGGAAGGCGCTTCACGCATCAGACGGCGCCAGACAGGGCCAGGTGGCCCTTGACGATCACCGCGCCAGCGGCAATCGAGGTGCCGCTGTTCTTGGTGATGACAACGCGCACGTAGCGCTTGCCGCCGCGATAGCCGACCGCATACGACGTGTCGGCGGCCAGAGTCGCAGGGAAGGCGCCCAGCAGGTCGTCCCCGCTGGCAGCGGCGTCGCCTGACAGGTCGGACGCATCGCCGTGGCGCAGGCTGATGGTGTAGTCAC